AACGAGTCGATGACTGGGCACCGATTGATCCCGACGAGTGAGGCTCGGGATCTCCGTAACTCCAGCGATTACGACGATTGGGAGTATGGCACCGAGCCAATTCCAGGCGATACTCACTGGGTCAAGGTCCGCACCCTGACCCAGCTTTACCGCCACCTCATCTACGTCTTCGCTACTAGCGACACGATTTGTTCCAGCCGCCTCGCCGAGTTAGCCATCCACGAGATTCTCAAATTGAGACTCACGGATCTCACCCGCGTGAGGCAGCAAGACCCCAACTTTTTCGCGTGAATTTTTAATGACTGACCTTCAAACAGCCAAGTTCAATCTGGCTATGCAGCAAATACATTCCAACTGGTACGACCACCTAGATAAAGCGGAGGCGGCTATGCGCCAGTCTGATGCTGATTGGGCGGTGCGTGCCGAGTACGGCTGGGACGGTGATGACGGCGGCGAATGGGGGTCTAACCCGCTTAGCCCCGGCGAAGACATCATGGCTCATCAGTGGGAAGAGACGCTAGGGCTGCCTTTTCCTGAAGACTTTGGTTACGCAGATGCCTATGTGTACGAACTGATGCTAGTCATTGGCAGGTACAAGAAAGATCCAGCTGTGATGGCACACATGCTGGCTCTCCGTGCCGCCGATATTCTTGGCGACATGGACCGCACAATCCCTGGCGCCATTCGCAGTGCGCTCCGTGGGTCTTACATCGTTCAACACGCTGATGACTGACATCTCCATCACTCCCTTCTACCGCGACTCACGTGGCTACAGCTGGTACGACATGGTGCAGATGCGCACCAGTCCACGGCCTGCCAGCACCGAAGTGCCGGACTGCTTCAAGCACCAGTTCGCTGATCGGGCGGCATACGATGCTTGGGTCGAAGAAAAGCGCCGGGATTACTTCGGCTGATTTATGACTGAAAACGCACTGATTCCTTTTTATCGCTCGTTTCTGCTGAATCGGGTTGTCTACCTGAACGAGCTGGAGAAGCTGGCCGATGAGGAGCTGTCCATGCTCAACATCGACACGCTCTCGGCTTTGAACGAGTCCCGGCATCGGTACGAGCTGCTGGAGGACAAGCAGAGCGACGATGCCAAGGGCGAATACCGCCGCATGAAAATGGCTGGCTATTTTCAGGCAGCCATTCAGATTGAGCTAAACAAATAGCTCTGTCCTGTACTACAGTCCACCCGTTCCAACCATGACCATGTACATCCTTTCTGAAAAGCAGTTTGAGCAAATGATCAAGGCGCTTGATGACGCCCGTTTTGCTCTTGACACGTGCCAGCACATCGAGCTGGACCTGACTACCTCCAAAGACACTGTCACTCTGTCGCCCACCAAAAAGTCTGTCCGTACAACGTCCGTACAGAAGTCTCAAGCCAAGACTCGTGCGCCTGGCCGCAAGGGGCAGCGTGGTGTGGCTGTGCTGAACGAGACCAAGGTGCTGGAGATTAAGCGCCAGCTGCAGGCCGGTGGGAAGTCCGTGGCCAAGATCGCCAAGGACTTCGGTGTACATGTAACTACCGTCAACTGCATCAAGTGGGGCAAGACCTGGAAGCACGTCCAACTCCAGCAGGAAGCTACGGCCTGATGTCGATCCTCCCCGACTACGAGATTGTCTGTCTTGCTAAGCGGGGGCTTGTTCATCCGTTCGATCCAGAGCTGGTCAATCCGGCCAGCCTGGACGTTCGGTTGGGCGAGAACCTGATGATCGAGGACAAGGCGACGCCTGAGCTACAGCCGTTCTCCATTGCTGGGTGTACGAAGGAAGAACCGTTCATGCTCCAGCCACATGAGTTCGTGCTGGCGGAGACGCTGGAGCGATTCAACGTCCCAAACATTGTTGCCGGGCAGTTGGCACTCAAGTCCAGCCGGGCTAGAGAAGGTATTGAGCATCTGATGGCCGGCTATGTCGATCCCGGGTATTCCGGGCGATTGACGCTGGAGCTGCAGAACGCTCGATGCCTGCATCCGGTGCCACTGTGGCCAGGGATGCGGATTGGTCAGATTGTGTTCCACAAGATGTCACTCCTGCCCAATAAGGACTATTCGGTGACCGGGCGCTACCAAGGCGACCTCAAAGTTCAAACCTCAAAAGGCTGATGAACGAGTTCAACTTGTCGGTCGTGGATAACGTCAATCACCCCAGTCACTACACGGCTGGGAAAACTGAAGTGATTGACGTGTTGGAAGACTGGGTGAAGGCGGCGCCCGATGCTGTGCTTGGTGGCCTCCAATGGCAGGTTATCAAGTACATCAGTCGGATGTGGCTGAAAAACGATCCTTATGAGGATGCGCGAAAAGCCCAGTGGTACTTGAACCGGCTTGTGAATAAACTCGCGGCTGAGGCTTACAACGAGAAGTGACAGCACCGCCAAAAGGGCGCCGGTTCAAACCGGGTGAGGAAAACTTTCAAGCAATCCTGACCCAGGAACTCGTTAATAAAATGCGCCGGCTGCAGAAAAGCGGCTGGAGCTATTCCCAGCTAAGCGAGGAGTTCGGTGTTGACCGAAAGCACGCTTGGCGAATTTGTAACAATCAAGCCTGGATTACCAATGAAGTTTTGTCCTAAGTGCGGGAATAAAACTTTCCGCATCACAGAAGCAAGAGCCCGGGAAGCTGTTGTCCGGCAACGGGTTCCAGCGATGCGCATTCGTAGGAGATGTCTTACGTGTGGACACGCTGAGACTTTCTATGAGATTGATGCGCACCAGATGGAGCACTTCGAAAACCTACAAAGGTTTGAGGAGGGTGTACTCAAGTACATGAAGCTCGATACCTTGAAGGGCGACGCTTGTTACGAGTGCATTCACTGGGATAACAAAGGTTGCACCATGGGGCTACCTGAAGCTGGTGGTGCTTTCGCCCAAGACTGTTCACTTTTTCAGAAATCTTGACTTGTCATGAGACTTCCAGAGCTGCGTATTAATGAGCGCCGCTGCATTTCGTGTGGCACCAACACACCGAACCCGCTGTACTGCTACGACTGCTACTTCAAGACACCGGCCGGGCTGGTGGATAAAAAGCGGGAGATCATGCTCCAGAAGTACACGCGGATTGATGGCGGTGGGGAGTGCCGGTGCTGTGTGCATTGGAAGCACCGCTGTTTGCTGGGGATTCCCGAGGGTGGGACGCGGTATGCCGAAAACTGCCCTGCTCGGGAAACTGTCAATGTGTTAGAGTAGTGCGGCACCGCCCTACCAGGCATGAAAATTCTTCAAGGCATCGAGCACCTCGGCACGCTCGCTGACGCACAAGTTGTCGCCTTTGACGTTGAGACGACTGGCTTGCAGCCGAATCTTGACGGTCTTCGTTTGCTCCAGCTCGCTACATACGGGCAAGATCCTGTTGTCATCGACTGCTGGGATCTTGAAGACACGGACTGGATTGTGCTTACAGACTTCTTCAATGTTGAACGTCACTGGGTTGCGCACAATGCTGTGTTTGACCTTGGTTGGCTGCAGGAACAAGACATTTACCCAGAAGGGCAAATCTTTTGCACCATGCTTGGCAGTCGTATCTTGACCAACGGCTTAGTCAACATCAAACACGGTCTGCAACATGTGGTTAGGCGGTATCTGAAGGAAGAGATTTCCAAGGAAGAACAGAAGAGCGATTGGTCACAAGACTTGACGCAAAGTCAGCTTGAGTACGCCGCCAAAGATGTGCTCGTGCTGCTGGAGCTGTACCAAAAAATTCAGCAAAGGATGGCTGATGGGGCGCTAACTCCTGCGTGGAATCTGGAATGTCGGGCGCTGCCGGCGATGGCACAGTTGTGGCGAACTGGACTGCCGTTTAATAAGGAGTCGCTGCTCAAATTGATTGAGGATCTTGATATTGAGAATCACGAGGTGGGCGAGCAATTCATCGAGGACTTTGATACGGCATTACCTAAAGAGGCCAAGTTACATCGTGGACTTGACGGTAAGTTGTTGTACCAGACAAAGCCTGGTCCTAAAGGTGCAAAGGCAGATCCGACTGTATTTAACCTGAACAGCCCTGCGCAATTGTTGAAAAAGTTCACGGCTTTGTTGGGCAGGGCGCCTATTGACATGAAGAATGAGCGTCCCAGTGCTAGTAAATCGGCACTGCAGGAATACGTTGCTGATCACAAAGTTGTTGCGGACTACTTGAGGTGGAAAAAGATTGAAAAGAGGCGGCAGATGGCAGAAAGTTTGTTGAAAAATTACGCCGATGACGGTTTCATTCGCGCCAGCTACCTGCAGTTGGGTGCTGACACGGGCAGGATGAGTTGCATGAGTCCCAACTTGCAGCAGATTCCACGGGATCAGCGGTTTAGGGCGTGCGTGCAGGCGCCAACTGGTTGGCAACTGGTTGTCGCGGACTATGGGCAGATGGAGCTGCGGTTGGCCGCTGCAGAAGCACAGGATCCTTTAATGACGGAAGTGTTCCAGCAGGGCAAAGACCTTCATACGATTACGGCGACGCAGATTTATGGGGTTGCCGAGGATGAGGTCACGAAGGAGCAGCGCCAGGTCAGTAAGTCGGCGAATTTTGGCCTTCTTTACGGCAGTGGGGCAAAAGGACTCCGTAACTACGCCGCAACGCAGGGAATCCAGATGGATCTTATTGAGGCAGGTGAGGTCAGGTAGAAATTCCACCTTGCTTATAAAGGCATCTCCAAATGGCAGCGCGAAAATGCTCGACTTGCTGATGCGGCTAAGGGGAATCCATCTATCCGCATACGCATCTCGGGCTTGCGGCGGTTTTTACCGGGCGAGAACAACAAACTCACCACGCGCTGCAACACCCCAATTCAAGGAGCAGGTGCTGCAGTCCTCAAACTTACGCTTGGCAAACTGTGGCCGCTCCTTAAAGCCGACGGGGAGCAAATTGTGCGCTTGGCCGGCGTGGTGCATGACGAGATCATCCTGCTCGTAAAAGAAGAACACGCTGATGTATGGGCGCTCCAGTTACAAACTGTTATGGAGGAAGCTGAAGCAAAGTGGTTGAATTCGATTCCGCCACTTGCTGAAGCTAAGGTCGGAAAAAGTTGGGATCAAGCCAAGTGACGGAACTCACCGAATACCGAGTGACCATGTGGCCGTTGCATGGACCAATGCACAACCTGTTCATCGAAGCTCCAGACGCTACGACGGCACAGGACTACGCGTTGCGGATGTGCCCGGAACAAAAGGTCATCGGTATTCGGCGGGTCAAAGACTTGATCACAGATGGAGTCTTATGAGTCGCACGGGCAGGGAACTCGTGCTGGCGTGGTTGAATCGGGAAATTCGTGCGGCGAAAACGGCAGATTTGCAGCGTGCTGCCGCTTTTTTGGAATGGGCCAGGGGAATTAGGAAAGGATGCGCCAAGCAGAGGGGTGGGGCGCGGGTGGCGCAGTCCAATGCGTGGCGGAAGGGTGTGGATCGGGATGTCCGGTGGTAGGTCTACTGTGTCGCAGTATGCTATTGTGTAGGAGACTACAGCGTTAGAGATGCCGCTCCAGCACGGGTCAAAGATCTATTGCCAGTTACTGCTGGATTCCAATCGCTACAAGTTGGCGGAAAAGTTGGCCAACGAAAGAGGCGTGCGGGTGACGGCCATGCTGCGCGAGTTCGTTTATACGGCGCTTTTCCAGATACAGCCTGAGGAATATGGCACTGCCGAACAGGCTGATAAAGATGTCTGGGCAAGATCAGTCCAACGGCGGGTAGAGGGACGAATGCGCTCCAAGCAAGAAGGATCTGGGTCAAAAACAGACGCATGAGACTCAGGCGTAAGTCGTCATAGTCTGATTTGGCTGGGGTAGAATCACTAGGCTTACACAGTATTAAAATTCAACTGATGACTAGATATGCGGTGATGGCGGGGGACCGGTGGGTCACTGCCGTCTATGGGCC